GCACTGGCAAGGAAGGAAAGTACGGTGTCTATCATGATTCGGGGTCTTTGCAGTACCTATCATCACCAAAAGCAAGGCCGCTTAGCGTATGAGTAAGATAACCAAAAGCGAAAAAGGCCAAGACTGCCAAGAGGAGAAGAGGGATGAATAGTGAATATTTAGAGTTATGTGTTAATCGAGATATAGAGAAAGAGCGCAAAGAGCTTCCTAGCGTTATTTATCTTATTCCTGAGTCAGATAGTGATAACGGCAATTATTGGGTGTGGTGTGACGAGCCAGCTCCATCCGATTCACATATACCAGAAGAAGCAGTCAGGTATATCAGGGAGGACAAGTGATGGCTAGCCCGAACAAAGAAAAAAGGGATAAACGTCAGGGAATAAATCAACCACTTAGTAGTTTTACTCCTATGAAAATAGGTTTTAAGTATGAGTAGATTAACTAAATCAGCAAAAGGGCAAGAGTGCCAGATACGACTTTACGGGGTGTGCAACTTCGATGACGACACAACAGTTCTATGTCATTTAGGCGGCGGTGGTATGGGTGCGAAGTCTAGCGACATGCACGGCGCTTATGGCTGCTCATCTTGTCATGACGCAATAGATGGCAGGGTTAGCACTGTTTACTCAAGAGAAAGTTTGCAGCTTGCTCATCATGAGGGCGTTATCAGGACGCAGTTACTTATGCTCGAACAAGGGTTGATAAAAACATGAAAACTATAAGTCCATGCTGTCAAGCGCCGTTCTTACTATTCACAAGTCTTAACAAGAAGCTATGTCACGGGTGCGGTAAGTGGTACGAGTGGAAGCTAGATGAAAATCAAAGACCAATCTTTGACGGTAAACATGAATGATAAGTAAAGAGAAGGTTCAGCAGCTATTTATCTATAACCGCTTAACCGGAGAAATAAGATGGAAAGCGGACTTTAATTCACGGGCAAAAGGCGGGAGTATTGCTGGTTACATTGATGGTCAAGGGTATAGGCAGATAACGGTATTCGGCAAAAAATACACAGCAAATAAAATTGCTTGGATTTTTCTCAATGGTAGATACGAAGGAAAGATTAAGAATATAGACGGGAACAGGCTCAACAATAGTATTGCAAACCTTAAAATCAAATAAAGTGTTAGAATACAAAAAGTTACTATAAAAGGGGAAACAAGTGTCTAATAAAAACAATTACCAAGAGCTTATCCAGTTTTGTACAACGAAGCGTCAAAGTGAGGTTGTGAAGGTTTTATGCGAGACAAGTAGCATAAGAGAAGCTGCGGCGAAGCTGGGCTTGGCAAATGGAACATTAACTAACACTATTGACAGGTTGAGGCATAAAGCGTCTAGGCGTGGATGGTCACCTGAGCATGACATGGTTAAGACCGTTCCAGAAGGTTTCCATCTTAAAGGAACGTCAACACTTTACGATAAAGAAGGGAAGCAAGTTCTGCAATGGTCAAAAACAAGCATAGACCACAAAAAGCAGCAAGAATTGATGGAACAAGCCATACAAGCACTGGCAGAAGAAATACCAAGAGCAGCAAAAACAAAAGCACCTGAAAGATCACAGCAAAGCCTTATTAACGTTTATACAATAACGGACTATCATTTCGGAATGTTAGCATGGGGAGAGGAAGCTGGTGAGGATTGGGACACAGATATAGCCGAGAAAACACTTGTCAACTGGTTCTCTAGCGCAATAAAACTGTCACCTGAGACTAATAAAGCTGTCTTTGCAAACATAGGTGATTTTTTGCATTGGGATGGCTTTGATGCGGTAACGCCTGCTAGTAAACATGTACTTGACGCTGACACCAGATTCCAAAAATTAGTCAGAGTAGTTATTAGGGTGATTAGGCAAGTAGTTAGTATGCTGCTAAGTAAGCATCAAGAGCTGCATATAATCATGGCTGATGCTAATCACGATCCAGCAAGCGGAGTATGGTTAAGGGAGTTCTTACACGCCTTCTATGACAATGAGCCAAGAATAACAGTTGATAATACAGCAGACACTTATTATTGCTACGTGTTCGGTAAGGTGTCATTATTTTGGCATCATGGTCACAAAAAGAAACCAGAGAGTGTTGATGATGTCTTTGTTGCAAAATTTAGATCAGTCTTTGGTGAAACAGAGTTTTCTTATGCGCACATGGGTCACATGCACCATGACAAGTTATTAGAGACAAACCTTATGACGGTGGAGCAGCATAGAACACTGGCAGCAAACGATGCTTACGCCAGTAGAGGCGGCTGGGTTAGCGGTAGAGGGGCAAAAGTTATAACGTATCATGAGAGCTACGGGGAAGTTAGCAGGGTATCGATTACGCCTGATATGTTGAAGGGGTGAGATATGTTTAAAAGAAGCAAGTACGGGGCAAAAAAACATACATTGGTTATTGATGGTCAAGAGGAGAAATTCGATTCAAAGCTGGAGTCTGACAGGTATCTTGTCTTACTTGCACGGGAGTTTAACGGTGATATATCGGCGTTAAGTCGTCAGCCAAAATTTACTTTACAGGAAAAGTTTAGAGCAGGGAAAAAAGCTATACGAGCCATTCACTATATTGCTGACTTTATTTACACTGAAGATGGTGAGCAAGTTGTAGAGGACGCAAAAGGATGGCGAACAACTGATTATAAATTAAAAATGAAAATGTTTCTCAACACGCATAAGCAATACAAGTTTGTTGAGGTTGAAAAAAAACGCAAGGAATTTATAGAGGTGGTATATGACCGTAGAGATTCAGATTGAGGGTTTAGATGTAGAGGGTGTAATATCTGTTGTTGATGACTTGAGGAGGGAAGGCAAGGTGACTGAGCAAGAGCTTGGTGATGTAGCTATTGTTGCTCATCCTTATGAGATAAGAAGTCTATGCGAGGAGCTTAACTTGTTAGTTACTGGCCCATACAAAATGTCGCCTTCTGAGATTATGGATCTCATGAGTGGTGGTTCGTTCTTTTCGCTCATGGGTGTTATAATAAAACCAATAATACCAAAGATGGAACATCATGAGCACTAGCACAATAGCGTTATCAATTAACCAGTACGTTAAGGTTAATCAAGGACTGAATAGGCTTGTTGTTGAAGCTAGAGAGGGTGAGATAAGAGTAGCTGTTACTCATAATCAGCCAGCTCCAAGCAATAAGGCTTATCATCGAATAATTGATGGAGAGAAATTAGAGCTAGTAGATATAGATCATGATGTCTGGGTCTATACTGCTTTCAGTGGGGCTAAAGCAGTGGTAACTGAGTTGCCAGCAACATTATCAAATGACTTTGATATTTTTGTTTCAGCAGGGCTTTCTGAACACGCAAAGCCAGTAGATGTCTTTGGTGTCAATGAGAGTGTCGGGACTTCCGCAGAAGATGTATGGGGCGGAGGTGGGACTTTTTTATTCCTAGATACAGCCTCAATCTTAACAATCTCATCCACATCTGCAAGTGACACATCTTCAGGGACAGGGGCGAGAACAGTCAAGCTGATAGGTCTTGATAATTCTTATACAGAAATAGAAGAAACAGTAACCCTGACTGGAACAGGTGACGTTGCAACAACACAATCTTTTTTACGGGTAAACCTTTTTGAGGTCTCTACTGCTGGCTCGTATGGTGGGGCGGAGGGGAACGTGTCTGCATCCGCTGGTTCTAATTTGCAAGCTATAATAGTAAACGGTCACAACACATCATTGTCATCAATCTATACTGTTCCGTTAGGTTACGTAGGGCTAATATTTTCAATAGAAGTATCTGTCGGAAAGGCTAGGTCGGTCTTGACTACATTGAGAGCGAGGGATTTTGGCGGCGTATTTCATGCGAAGTCTGCTGTTAAAATATTCCAGCAGTCATATATGCAAAGCAAAAAGTTTGCCCTGTACTTGGATGAAAAAACAGATGTTAAAATGACTGCTGTAGCTGATAATCCCAACGCATATTGCGCAACAGAATATCAAATACTTTTGCTGGATAAAGAGCATTACGGGGCGTAGAGATGGCTAATTCAGCACCAAATAGTAGGCAGGGTAGACCTAACAAAAACAAAAAGTTCTTACTCGCTAGGCTGCAAGATGAATACGGTGAGCAATTTCATCCTATTATGCAGATGGCAAAGAACGCACATAAGATGCAAAGTTTGCTTGAGAGCTTACCGGAAGATACAGGCATAGAAACTTTATTTATTGCGCTAAAGCAGGCTATAGATAGCTGGGAAAAAATCGCTCAATACACTGAGCCAAAACTAAAAGCTATGGAGGTCAAGCACACAACCATGCCCAAAGTTAAAACAATAGATTTAAGTGGTAAGCCTACTTTGGACATAGACATCATTAACGGGGAGATGATAAGTGAGCGAACAACCAACGATACAAATACAGACCAAGCCGCAAGGCAGAGTATTAGCTAAATATAGGTATTCTACGGCCCGTGTTCAAATGATACGTGGGCCTTTAGGCTCTGGCAAAACAATGGAGTCTTGCCAAAAAATATTTACCTACATGTGTAACCAGCAGCCAAACGAAGAAGGTATAAGGCCGTCTAGGTTTATCGCTATAAGAAACACCTTTCCTGATTTAGCTAACACGACAATAAAAGATTGGCTTGAGCTTTACCGTGATTTAGGTCATTACACGCAAGGTGGTGTAGAGCCACCACATCAGACATTAGAGTTTGAGCTGGACGATGGCACTATAGTAAATTCTGAGATTATATTCTTAGCTTTAGATAGGGATGACGGTGTAAAGAAACTAAGGGGTACACAGGTCACAGGTTTCTGGTTAAATGAGGCTAAAGAGCTTCCGAAGTCAATTATAGATATGGCTGATTTACGTCATGGACGTTACCCGTCAAAAGCAGCGGGTGGCACAGATTGCACTTGGCATGGGATGATTGGTGATTACAATTCACCTGATGAAGATCACTGGATATATAAATTATCTGAGATAACAAAACCTAAAGGATGGGACTTTTTCCATCAGCCGGGTGGGTTAATTAGAGAAGGGGAGAAGTTTAAAGAAAACCCTAGTGCAGAAAATGCTCATAATTTGCCAGAAGGTTATTACGTGCGAGGCATGGAAGGTAAAGACTTTGAGTGGATTAAAGTAAACCTTGCTAATGAATACGGGTTTGTTACAGACGGTAAACCTGTTTATCCTGAATATGTAGATAGCACTCATTGCCTAGCTGACATTTATGAGCCAGACGAAACCCTACCTTTAACGCTCGGCATTGACTTTGGTAGAACGCCTGCTTGCGCTATATTTCAGTTTGTACCAGTAATGGGTAGATGGGTGGCTGTAGATGAGTTTGTCACAGAGGACATGTCTGCCACATCTTTTGCACCAGAATTAAAAAGATACCTTGATAGGGAGTACCCTAACTTTAAGTTTGCGCGGGGCGGTGGCGATCCATCGGGTATGAATAGAGGTCAGGCAACTGATGATATTGCATTTTCTATTTTAAGAAAGCATGGTATAAACTGCGTATTCCCAACTCACACAAATAAGCCTGTTGTTAGGCGAGCGGCAATTATAGATCCAATGAAACGCTTATGTATGGACGGGAAGCCTGCCTTCATGGTTTCGCCTAAAGCAAAACATTTGCGCAAAGGGTTAATGGGAGGGTTCTGTTACAGGCGCATACAGGTGGCTGGTGATGCACGGTATGGGGATGAGCCAGACAAGAATAAATATTCACATATCTGCGAAGCAGCAGAGTACGCTTTGATGGCTGGCGGCGAAGGTAGGAAAGCAATCACATCAACAAACAATAACTTTTCAAAACCAATCAAAATAGCAGATTGGTCTGTTTTCTAAGGGGAAAAATATGCAGTTTAAATGTAATATCGGCAAGCTAGGCGTTCAACAGTTAGCTTTAGCAAGCGTGGTAAACGGTCTTTTTGCAAAACAGTCTATGGATTGTGCAATTACTTGGCTAGAGCCTATGACTTTTGAGTTAAAAAATAATATGCCAGAGGTAGTAGCAAAACGCTTATTGGCAGAAAAAGTAGAAAAAGTGATACCCGGCTATGTTGGCGCAATAAAGGAAGGTAAACTTGTTGTATCGAAGAAAACAAAAGAGTCTGATTGATCCTGAAAATATAGGCAAAGAAGAAGTTTCTTATACACTTATATTTAGCAGTGCCAGCAGGATGATATGGCTAAATAAACTGCTAAAGAAGAATTTTGCTCATGTCAAGATATTAATCCATAAAAAAGGCTATATTGTTTTAATTGATCCAAGAATAGCCTATAATGAGGTTACATGCTTCTCTGATAAAATGGAGTACGAGCCTCTGGATGGCGAAACCATTATTAAAGGTAAGGCGATGGTGGACATTTACAAAGTTCGTAGATACATAGGGTTGCTTAATTGTGTTGAGACTGTAAAGGCATCTATTGGTGATAGATCTTTCTGGTGCTTAACTCCGTATCAGTTGTATAAAAAATTGGAGAAATAGATATGGCAAAAAAATATGCTGTAGCAAAAGACCAGAGCGGTTTAAAAAGAAGTAGAGAAGATAGAGCGTATGGTATAAAGCAGTCAGAATACTCCACCTTTAGGAAAGGCAATCAGTTGCAGGACAATAAGCTGACAGTTTATGGTGACGTTAGAGATTCTTTAATGCGCAATGTTGAGATGCGAAAGCAGGCAAAAGAGGGCGAGTTAAGGAAGGAGAGTGAAAAGAATATAGCTGGGGTCGTGTCAACTAAAGCAAGGGCTGGGCGAAAACTAGGCACAAATAAGTCCGCTTCATTAATGGCTGCATTAGAAGGCAGCTCAACTAGATATAGAGGTATTTAAGATGGGTGGACTATTCGGTGGTGGGCCAGATAAGCCTGAGCCTTTCAAGCCAACTAAAGAGCAGCTTGAGGCGGAAAAGGAGACAATAGAAAGAGGACATCAGCAAAAGTCTGAAGTAGCTGAAAGAGAAGCAAGAGCTAAAAGAAGAATGTCTGGCTCACGCTCGTCATTACTTAGAGGGTCGGCTCTTGGTGTACTTGATGGCGAATTAAAAGGTGATAAGGAAACTCTAGGATGAGCAGTAAGGCCGTACTAAAGAGGTTCGATAAGGCGAAGAAGCGCAAGATGTCGTCTTGGTACTCACACATGCGGGAATGTTATGAGTATGCCGTTCCTCAGCGCGAAACTTTTACAGCTCACAGTCCGGGGCAAAAGAAGAATACGCATATTTATGATTCTACAGCAATCATAGCTACGCCTATCTACGCAAATCGAATACAGCAATCCATCATGCCGTCTGGAAGTCAGTGGGCTAAATTAGTTCCGGGTCTAAGAAGTAACGGCCAAGAGATGATTGATTTTGGTGGCGAAAGAATAACGATGCAGAACGCATTGGAAAAAGTCACTGACATTATATTTGAATACATAAATAGATCTAACTTTAACTCAAGGTGTCATGAAGCTCTTATTGACTTAGCTGTATCAACAGCGGTCATGATATGTGAATTTGATGAAGCTAAGGGTGACATTGTATTTGATGCTATCCCGTTGAGTAACGTGTATCTTGAGTCAGGGCCAAGAGGCAGCGTTACAGGTGTATTCTGGGAAAGAAAAGATAACATAAGAAACATTATGGGGCAGTACCCTGAAGCTGTCTTACCTGACAAGCTGAAAGACGTAGAAAAAACAAAGCCTGAAACTGAGCTTGATATTGTTGAGGCAATGCTACCTAATAACGATGGCGAGTATATGCTTCACGTTATGATCGGTGATGATGTCATATATGAAGAAAGTTTTGGCGAGTCTACCCCGTTTGTAGTGGGGCGGACAACAGTTATTCCGGGAGAGGTTTATGGTAGAGGCCCGCTTATGCGTGTACTACCAGATATTAAAACATTAAATAAGATGGCGGAAAATAGCCTCAAGTCAGCAGCCTTAGCTGTTGCTGGTGTATGGACTGCTACAGATGATGGTGTAATTAATCCTTACTCGATAACTTTAGCTCCGGGCGTAGTTATACCTGTAGGATCTAATAGCGACGAAAACCCAACACTAAGACCTTTAGACGTTGGTGGCAGATTAGACTTTCATGAGATGGAATACAACCGTAGAGTTGATAATGTTAATAGAGCTTTATTTGCTAAACCTATTGGTGATATTGATGATGCAACAAAGTCGGCTACAGAGATTCAAGCTAGGATGCAATTGGACTTGCAGGACGCTGGTGCGGACTTCAGCCGATTAGTTAATGAGCTGGCTGGCGGTGTCATAGAAAGAGTAATGTTCCTACTAAGTAGGGAAGGACTTATTCCGCCGTTAAAAATTGACGGTGAGAACATTAAGTTAAAATTTACTTCTCCAGTATCTCAGCAGCATGATAGGGATGAAGCAGCAAACCTTATGAATATCTTGCAGACAGCCGTAGGTATGGGCGCTCCATTAGAGATGCTTAATGAGACTATACGGGTGGAAGCTATACCCGCTTTCTTGATGGATAAAATGTCTGGCCCTGCTGAGCTTAAAAGGACACCAGAGGAAATTGAAGCCATGCAAATACAGAAGCAAGAAGCGGCTCAAGCACAAGCTGAGTTAGCAATGATGCAGCAAGGAGAGCAGGGCGGACAAGGTGCAGCCTGAGTATCAAGACAGGGTAGATAGTCCTGAGAAATACCCGTTTGTCAATAATGATGACGGGTCTATCTCAACTCACAAAATGTCTTATGCCGAAAGTAATGGTAAGTTTTACGCTTTTCCCATGATACAGATGCAAGATGATGAGCTGAAGTCTTATGAGGATAATAATTGGAAAGGCGCATTTCAGTCTGCAATAGATAACGGCAACTATAAGCGGTTTGATATTGAAGATGAAGCGTCAGCTTATGCAAAAGGTGGTTATAAGTCGCAAGCTCTAAAAGATTGGGGCAGCAAAAATAGTAAAACAGAGAAGTAAAAACGGGGAAACAAAATGAGTGAAGATGTAAATCTTGATAGTCCTGAGTACCTTAATTGGGACAGCCGGGATGAAAATGTGCAGAAAGAGCAGGATAGAGTGGTAACAGCAAAGAAGCGTAGGGCTGTTGCATATCATGATGTTTTCTCTAAAACTGAAGCTGGTAGAAATATTCTTACTGAATGGGTGCAGTCATTTTGCACAAGTAAGCCAGCGTCAAGTAACGCAACAGATAGAGAAGTACACATGAATGATGGTAAGCGAGAGCTTGTGAGTGAAATTTTAATTCAAATCCAAATCGGGGAGAAATTATGAGTGAAGGTTTAACGGAAGGGTTAGCGGATAGTGGTGGCAACTTGGATTCTGTAAATGATGGCATTGTTGATGGTGTAGGTGAGCCTGATAATGGCCCTGCAATTGAAAGACCAGAGTGGCTATTAGATAAATATGCAACAGGCGAGCGATCCCAAGATGAAGCAATTATGGAGCAGGCCAAAGCGTACAAGGAAGCGGAGAAAAGATTAGGCGCTTTTGTAGGTTCTCCAGAAGAATACAGCCTAGCTTTACCTGACGGTATGGACGGTGACGTTGATACTGAGCTTCAGGCTTATCAAGAGTTCATGGAAATTGCCAAAGATAGCAACATGAATAATGATACCGCGCAAAAGCTATTTGAAGTTTTTGTTGGCTATCAGAATCAAATGGTAAATCAACTGGAGACTGACTATACCGAGCAAAGGAAACTTCTTGGTACAAATGCTGATGATCGTATATCTAATTTAGTGTCATGGGCGGGCAACAATCTTTCCGAGCAACAAGTTGAGATTATGCACACCATGACAATGACGGCTGACCAAGTAGAGGTTCTTGAGGCGGTAATTTCTAAGACCAGAAACAGCAAGCTACCGGGCAGTCAACAAGCTCCAGCATTACAGGAAAGCTACTCTTGGGATGATTACCACAAAGCTGTTGGCGATCCTAGATATAAAACTGACAGTGCCTTTAGACAAAAACATAAAAGGCTTGCATCTCAGCTAGGTTAAAGTTATCATCTTATTAACACAGCCTCTTTCGCATACTGCCTTATGCGCTTAGGGGCTTTTTTTTATTTCAAATTTAGCTTATAATAATTTTACACCTTATTAAATAATTAATTGGTGTGCCCATCTAGCGATACCCTGCTTCAAGTAGGCCGTAACACGAAGGGATTAGCGAGTGCTGGTCTACCCGTAATCGGTCACTAGGTCAGAGACAAGCAAAACGTTTTTGATTTTTTTTAATTACTTGGAGACAAAGATCATGAGTAAAACTCTATCTTCTGTTGCTCAGCAAGAGTTCGATTCAATGGTGAAACACGCTTACCAATCTGGTGGTAAATTGCGTGATTGCCTAACGTTACGTTCTGATGTTGTTGGTGACATTTACAAATTTCGTCGCATGGGTAAAGGTCTTGCTAATCAAAAAGCAAGCCAAGCTGATGTTACGCCTATGGATATTTCACACGCATTAATTCCTGCTACTTTGGAAAACTGGTTAGCTCCAGAGTACACGGATATTTTTGACGCTGCTGAAGTAAACTTTGACGAGCAGCAAGAGCTTGCAATGGTAATCGCAATGGCAATGGGTCGTCGTGAAGATCAGTTAGCTATTGACGCTTTAGGTAGTATTCCTTCCGCTGCTGGCACATCATTAACGGCAATTGCTGTTGGCGGTGCTGGATTCACTGTTGATAAAGTACGCCAAGCTGGTGCAGCTTTTGATGCTGAAGGTATGCCTATGGAAGGCCGCTACATTACTTGGACAGCAGTTCAGAAGCAACAACTTCTAGGCTCAACTGAAGCAACAAGTTCTGATTACATGAACGTTAAGGCTTTAGTAAACGGTGACATTAATTCTTTCTACGGATTCCAATTCAAGTTAATTGAAACCCGTGAAGAAGGTGGTTTACCGGGCGCTGGCAGTGCTGACGCTACTTCTTACGCATACCATCGTGATGCATTAGGTATGGCTATTGGTATTGACCAGAGAACAACTGTTGATTGGATTGCTGAGAAGACTTCTTGGTTAGCCAACGGTATGTTGAAAGCTGGCTCTGTAGTTCGTGACGCTCGCGGCGTTATCGAGATCCACACTGATGAAACTGCATAAGGAGAATAACTATGTCATTTAATCGAAATGGTTTATACCAAGTAGGGCCGGGTGGTTCAAGCCCGCGCTTATGGGTTTACTCAAGCGCAGACGCAATTGCTGATGTCAATACTTCTGGTTACTTTAACAACGCATCAAGTGAGTTTGGTGTTCGTGACGTAATCTTTGCTATTGATACAGCAACACCTTCAACGCACATTGTAAACGTTCTTAGTAACGCTTCTGGTGTTGTTGATGTTTCTGACGGTACTGTTATCGTTGAAACAGATACTGACTAATTAACAGTCCCCGCTGTTATAGGGGTGGAGCTTCGGCTCTGCCCCGCCTTAACTTAGGAGATACTTGATGTCAACAGATGTACAGGTTGCCAGTAATGCTTTAGTTCGGATAGGCGCAAATCCTATATCATCTTTTTCTGAAGGTGGAGCATCAGGTATTGCAGCATCAAACTTATATGAGATAACTGTTAAAGGCGTACTTAGTGAGTACCCGTGGTCTTGCTCAAAAGCAAAGAGACAGCTTGCTAGACTGACATCAGTTCCTTTAAACGATTACCAATATGCGTTCCAAATACCTTCTGGCACATTAAAAGTGAACAGGGTTTTTGGTACGAGCAATTACAAGATATTTCAAGATGCGATTTACGCTAACGTGAGCGAGATGTATATTGATTATCAATTTAGAGCAAGAGAAGAAACTTGGCCTGCTTACTTGCAGATACTTATGGAATATAAGTTAGCTAGTGAGTTTGCACTTATTGTTACTAACAATGAGGAACAGAACATGATTTACGATACCAAATACGAACGGTACGTAAAGAAAGCTAAGTTCCTTGACGCTCAGCAAACTCCAAATGACGCAATAGAGTCTAGTCCTTACCGAGATGTTCGTTCGTGAAGTATTACCAGTATCAGTCAGCGTTTAACTCTGGGGTACTAGATACAAGAATATTAGGTCGGGTTGATGTAAGTCAATACTATAACGGCATGATAACGGGCAATAACGTTGTATGTTTACCGCAAGGCGGCGTGAAGCGTAGGCCGGGTTTAAAGTATGTTGCTGACGGTGTTAGCTCTGAAGCTAGGGTCATCCCATTTGTATTTAATGTAGATCAAACTTACCTTTTAGTGTTTAGAGAAAACGCTATTGATGTTTATAGGGACGATGTATTTAAAGCAACGGTAACAACAACCTATTCCGCTGGTGATATAGCCGACATTAGGTATGCTCAATCTGCGGACACAATGATTCTAGCTCAAGAAGGCTACCCGCCGAA